TCATAAGGCCACCTTTGTCCACCCCTTACCTCGATCATCATGGTACCTATCCGTTTGTTGTTGAGTTTTGTGTCCAAGTAAATCTTTCGTGTTTATACCCTGGGCTTTATATAACCGCTCGGAAAGCGATCTTTGTTCATGGAAAGTTGCCGGTGTACCTTGTCCCCAGTCAATATTGGCACTGTCCCTTGCCTTGCTGAAGTTCATGGTCAGTGTTCTGGGTTTCACCTGTGCTCCTCGCTCAGCCTGTGAGGTGGTTCTAAAGAAATGAACCAAATAAGGGCTTACTGCATAATCCCGGCAACGACTGATTACATCTCGTAGGCTCCAGTTGATTGCGTTGCAACGCAGAGCTAATGGTATAGCGATTTTGCTTCCGGTTTTCTCTTGCTCAACGTGTAGATGATCGTCCCAGATGTCCGAGAATTTCATACGGGATATATCACCTAGTCGCTGTCCTGTTACTATGGCTAAAAGCATGGCGTTCCCCATGTATTTGTGATTTTCATCGGCTATATCAAAAATCTTTTGCCATTCCTCAAGAGTGAGGCGCTGGCGAGTGATCTTTCTACGAGGTTGTTTAGTTGCTAGTGCAGGGTTATAACCAGGAGGTACTTCTCCCGCATGCTGAGCTTCTTTAAAAACATCTATTAGGACAGAGCGAATGACCTGAGCCATTCTGGGTTGTCCCTCCGCTAAATATTCATCAAGAATTTGCGCAACATCTCGAACATTGACAGCGGATATTAATTTCATTCCTACTCGTTCCTTAAGCAGAGATACTGGTTTTGCTTTTTGTTTGATAGTGTTTTCTTTAATATCTCCGGACTTTAATCTTTCCTGCTGAATCTTCCAGTAACGTTCAAGCCAGGTGTTAGTTGATATTGATTTTCCTGAGCTGGTGGAAATTCTGTCAGTGATTGCCATTATCTGGCGGGTTTGTTGTTCCGCCAGTCTTTTATTTGCTTCAATAGCTATTGCCATGGCCTCTGCTTCATCTGTTCCTAGACTATGAAACTTACCGGTTATCGGGTGCTTATAACGCCAGTATACTTTATTAACCTTCCTGCTGAAGAGCGGGTATAAATTTGGAATAGATATATTATTTTTACGTGGTCTGGCAGCCATCGTTCAAAATCCTCTGCAAAAGAACAGGGTCGCTTTTCTTTACTACAGGAGTGGTCAATGTACCGACCAACTCAGCATCCTCCCTGACGCGCCAGAATCGACCTTCTTTTTTGGCTGGGGGAGAAAACATATTCTGTTTAGCATAATTCCTGAGAGTGGAAACACTTGGAGGATTGCTTCTGTATTTCTCGTTTGCCCACTCTTCAAGGGTTAACATCTGGAGCATATGTTTTACCTCATTATGGCCCATTGCTGGGCCAGTATCTGAAAATAAAAAATCAGTTTTGCATCAATTTTTGCAGTACCTGATTGCCGGCAATTATTCGCTGCCAGATCGCTGATACATAGCGGGCCTGATGAATAGCATCAGCGAGGGCATTGTGACGAGACCCTTCAAACGGGATCGTTGTTTTGGGGTCGAAGCTAATGGCCTGGCCGAGCTCTACCATTGTTCGTACGTCCCGATCGTTCCAGTATTCCCACGGATAATCTTCAGCAATGCAATCGTAAGAAGAACGCAGAATAGAGTTGTCGAATGACGCACCGTTACCCCATACCTGCGCCTTTTTGCTCCCACCAGCGACATTATCAGAAACAAATTCTCTGAACTGGAGTAATGCATCCTGCAACGGGATAGCATCATCATTTACGATCGCAGAGCGTGCTTCGGAGGACTGCTTCAGCCACCAGATAACAGTAGATGGATCGATTACGGCGCCCCAGTTCACAGAGGATTCAAGGCATACGACTTTATAGAAACTTTCTCCAATAGAGCCGGTTGCCGGGTCGAAAACAACCGCACCAATAGCGACGATAGGGGCGTTATGTTTTTTACCCATGGTTTCCAGATCAACCATAACGTGAACATAATCAATTGGCTGATCTTCCTCCTTATTATGATGACCGGGTTTAATATCTACAGCATCCGTTTGATGAATAACTTCATCTGTTTTTTCTTTTTGGTTAACCTTGCCCGTAACGTCAACAAGACCTTCAATGGAAAATACTCCGTCCCCAATTTTTGAAACTTCAGGCTGCCTGGTCTTGGTAAGGTCTTCGGTTACCCACTTCGGATCCGTAGGGTCGCTAACCCCTTCAACATATTCGCCGCGCTCGGCGGCCAGAACCTGATTAGCGTCCGGACGTTGCTTTTGAGCCTCTTTTACCAGTTCGGCACCAACTGCTTTAATGTCGGAGGAGAGTGTTTCCAGTTTTGCGCTGCTATCCTCTCCGGCGATTACTTGGTTTGTTGCATCCAGAGTGACTGCAGCAGATGGAATATATCCCGCCTTGGTAAGCGTCTCAGCGCTCGGGGTATCATGCTTATGTTCAGTCAGATTCGCGTTGATGTAGCCACGTAACCGATCTGGAAAAGGAGTTATTCCACTGGATGCTTCCCTGATCAGTGCAAAAATCGCTGCACGGGAATAATCAAGGATGCCTGGTGTGCTCCGTAATGCTGCAGACCATTCTTTAAATGGACTTTCTTTCTTCTGTACTATTTCCTTCGCGCGGCGGTGGACTGATGCCGGAAAATTATAGATGTCAAAATCCATAGGCATCGTTGCAAGAGCGATCTCTATATCCAGAGTATCCAGCGAATGCTGATAATCCGGATTGCGGTCAGTTTTGTTACCGCCGCCAGCATTGGCGCCGGCATCGGTTTTGTTTATTGAGGTGATATAGTTTCCAGCAGCCCATTCCTTTGTAAGGATCCCGCGGTCAATATGCGACGTTTCAAGCCATAATTTGGCGAACTGAATTTGCTTGCCGAGCTCATGGCGTTTCCCCACAGGAAATACGCTCTTAAATGCACTGGTAAATTTCCACAGGCCAGGCATATCATATTTTTTAAGCTCCGGAATATTTTCTGCCGTCAGCAGCAGATTCTGCACACCGTGATTATCCGTATCCATTTCCATCGCTGAAAGGCGGTTACGATGAGGAATGCTAATGTGATACACGTGACGCTCGTCGGCCATATACTGGGCAAGCAGCTGCGTGCGGAATGACATTTCCGCCAGGTTGAAGAGTGCTTCTTCATTGTTCGAATAGTCCTCTTCATCGCTATTTGCAGGAGAGATATCGTTTTCTGGTTTACTGGAGGGCTGTGGTTCAGCAGCCGCCGGCGCAACGATTTTTTGCCATGTCAGCCCGTCTTCACCACCAAGCTCGTAGCGATCGCACCAGGTGTCATCCAGTACACCTTCTTCCGGTAAGTCATCAACGATGAGCCAGTTGGTGCGGATCGGCAGCTGATGGCTGGCGCCGCGGCCAATGTTAATTTCAGCGTCTTCCAGGATGTCCAGGATTTTGCGCTCGGCGCGAGAATCGGATTTAGCAGAGAACCAGCAGAAGAGACTTTTCGCTTCGTTTGCTTTTGCCTTCGCTTTAATGAGATACGGGTAGTTGTTCATTGCGTTTGGGCTCCTTTGGATTGTAAGATACCCGGCAGCTGATGGCAGCCGCCCTGGTGGTGGTCATTGGTCAAAACTCGATTCCGGAAAGCTTTGGTCGGCTGACCGGGTACTTAACCCGCCTTGCGCGGGTTTTGTGCTTTATGGGGCTGGCGAATCGCCCCGCAGCAGCTGTGATACGCGAACGTCGTCAAGCGCTCGCAGGATAGGCTCAAAAGTTTTATGGGCTGGCAGTTTAGATACCGCAGTGATCACTTCTGTAACGGTGATGTCATCGCCGCGGGGGCTATAACCACCGCCTGGGCCACGCTGTGAAATAACCAGGTTACCCGCCCGCAGCTTTTTGAAGATCTGCTCAAGGTATGAAGTAGACAGCTTTGACTCTTTACTGATGGCCGTCAGTGAAACGGGCGAGCCGTCATAGAGCTTATTCAAAGTGGCGGCGGCCTGGACAGATGCCAGAACGCGTTTCATTCCAAATTCCATAATCACTTCTCCGGCCGTAACGGCCATTGGTCAAAACTCGATTCAAAAACTCACTGCAGGCCGTTGGTCGTCAGCCATGTTTTGTGTATTTCGGTAGGGGAGGCACTGGCCCTGTACTTTTTGTTCATCGGCGTTGCTGTTGCAACTGGCCTCTGATGGATAAACACCGATCAGAACATCAGAGCATTCACCAGTAAGAGCACACACGCTGATGACAAGGGCAAACAGGGTATTCATGCCTCAGCCTCAGGGTTTCCTTTCTGCGCCAGTAAGTAACACAGCTGGCGTAGTCTCACCTCGAACCAGTTCAGGCGGGTCGCCTGGTTCCCGGTAGGTACTCGGGCAAAATCCTTCATAGTTATCTCCAGTTAACTCAGTATTAGGATGTGGTTTTGCAATGCGGCGCCGGGTGCCTCCCGGTGACGGCAGCCAGTTAACAACTACCGCCGACAACTTTTTCCCCACAACGTGTGAATAACCGCCATGTTTACTTTTTTAACTGTGTCGCGTGCGCATAGCCGCATTCACCGCATTGCAAACCCTGATTTTTTATTTTCACTACTTCGACGCGCTTCGTCGGTGGTGTCGTGACGCTGATCTTCACGATTGAGCTTTTTCACCCTGCAATTCACCACCACGAAGCGCGCAGGATTTCCATTACATTTCAGAAGAGGCGCAATCTGCCGGCTTACCTGAAAGTGCCGCGGTAAACTCGCTGAAACTCAGTGCCTCTTCTCCTTCAGAGAGGTTTTCAAAATAGTCTTCGTATGCTTTATCCATACTTATTTCCTTCCCTTAAGGCCGGGCAGCCGAACGTTGAACCTGCTGCGATTGATATTGCTGTCATCTCATCCGGTGTTTCGTATGCCGCCGGCAGCTACTTCGTGGGCTTCCTGCCTCGATGACGTGTTTCTGTGTGATTATTATAGTCACGATATGTGTTGTTTTGTCAATACACAATACGTGTCCAGTGGGGATAAAATAAAACCAGCATCTAGCTGGCTTTATCAAAGTTATTCGGAGTCTTTCTTGAATCTGCCTTGGAGGTATCGCTCAACGTATTCATCAATCTCTTTTAAACGAACTTCGAAGAGATCTAGCATTCTGTCTTGCTCAGTATCAGGTAACTGATTGAAAAGATGAAGCATCCTGCGTTGTTTTGGGGGGAGTTCTTGTCCTTTATTAAGTTCATCACCAAAAAGAAGATAACTCGGGGTAGTGTCCAGCACTCTCGCCAAGACAACAGCATCGTCGATACCTATGTTTCTCACGCCTAGCTCATAGTTACCAACGCGTGAGGCCGTAGCCCAGCCGCACAGCTTAGAAAGTTGCGCTTGGCTTAATTTTTTCCTTTCGCGAAGAGCTTTAAGTCTCTCGCCGACAACTTCAGACATGCTTTTCATATGCAAAATGTTACCACGGTTTGTGGCACTGTATTGATCACGTTTTGAGATTGACAATAGACACATATTGTGACTAAATTGGTTGCATCAAACAGCAAGGAGAAATCAAGTGAACAACATTGCTTCTGAGCGTCAAAAGCTGGGCATCTCTCAAGCACAGCTTGCAAAAACTCTCAATTGGGGTCGTTCGCGTCTATCAAATTATGAGGCCAACCTTCGAGAACCTGGATTGACGGAGTGCCGTTCTATTGTGGATGCACTTAACAAACTAGGAGCTGAATGTTCGCTTGATAGCGTCTTCCCGACTGATAAAGAACTGAGTGGGAGGCAGGCTTAACCATGCAAACCATCTCTTTTAAAAATCATAACCCGGTAATGGGGCTGCAACTGAACTCAGAAAATCAGTTTTCCGGTCTACGCCGGGCTCGGATGAAAAGTAGAGCAATTTTTGCTGCCGTTCAGGAATGGGAGTCGACTTTACCTGGACGTGCACAGGACCACATCGCGCAGCTGGTGGCTGAGCAATGGAGAAAACAAAACGGGCGCGGAATTAACGTCAATAAACAGAATCTGTACCGCTACCTGAAAAACGAATCCGGTTCAGATAAGTACGCCAGTTACGTCATGCAGCTTTCAGGAGCGATCGCTGATGCAATGCCTATTAAGATTGCGCGCAAGCACGGATTGAAACGTGGATTGACTGAAAGCGAGCTGGTGGCTCAAGCAATCAAAGAGTGTAGCGAAGCGCACCAGGCAAAATTGCTTGGTGCTCCGTTGCAAAAGTTAGAGCGTGAAATTCGGGAGGCAGCAATTGCACTTTTTAACATGCTTCCTGCAGATGCGGCGGGACCACTACTGGCGAGCATAAGCGCCGTAGCGCCACAGTTTTTTTAATCGAGTTTTGACAATGAGTACCGTACAGAAAATAGGGGGGCTTCATGAGCATTGACGCAATGCGATGGGCCAAAAAAGTCAAGACAGGGAAGTCCTCTGCAAAAGCTGTTCTGACCTGGATGGCCGACATGTGCGGAGCTGATCTCTGTGCTTTTCCATCCATTCCTGCGCTGGCAGAAGCAACTGAGCTAGATAAGAAAACGGTCCAGTCGAGCCTGCAGTATCTGATTTCGATCGGGCTTATTGAAGATACAGGTGAACGGCGTGGAAAGACTAAACAAATCCCGGTTTACCGACTTCTTGGTGTGGAAGAAAGCGTTGCTGAAATTGAATACACCCAAAAACGGGAACATTACCAAAAACGGGATCGTTTAAACATTCCCGAAAACGGGGTTGTTACAGCTGAAAAGGCACCCGAAAACGGGACTGTTTCCTGTACGCAAAACAACCAAACGATCCCGTTTTTTCCGTCAAACGATCCCAAAAACGGGATCCGGAATCTACCAGAGGAACCAAAAGATATAACCCCCACACATAGGGTTCTGGTCGAACCAGTTGTGCCTGACTATCCGAATCAACCGGGAATAGTTCCTGGTGAAACACAAGCATTCGGAAAATTTGCGATGTATTTCGGGTGGAAACCTTCCGAGGATTTTCCCCGACTGGCAACGATTTGGGGAATGCCATTAAGACCGGGGATAAATCTTGCTGCCGAGTTAAGCAGCTTCATCGCGTACTGGCAGGTTGAAGGCAGGGCGTTTCACCAGGTCCAGTGGGAGCAAAAACTAGCAAGACATCTTAACCGTGCGGAAGTCCGCCAGAAAAAACCAGCGAACGGGAGTAACGATCATGTGGGAGTACGAGCAGAGCCAGCAGCATCCAGAGCTGTTCAACAGATTCGAGCCGCCCGTGAGCAACGGTTGCGAGTTGCAGGAACAGACGGCCGTAGAAACGGCGTGGCGCCTATGGGAAGTGATGGGCGAAATCTTTTCGAACCGATGGATCCTGAAGAACGGAGAGGAACCATCAGAGCTCTGGATCGCTCAGATTGGGTCGATGAGTGAAGCCCAGATTACGCTGGTTTGCCGGCAGTGCATGGAGCGTTGCGCCGCGGGCAGCACATGGCCGCCGGATCTCGCTGAGTTCGTTGCGCTGGTATCTGCCAGCGGTGCTAACCCATTCAATCTGACATCCGATGCAGTGATGGCGGAGTACAAACGCTGGAGAAACGAGTCTTACCGATATTCGGGAAGCGACAAATACCCATGGAAACAGGATGTTCTGTATCACATTTGCATTGAGATGCGCAGAACTGGAGTTGAGAGGAACCTGACGGAGGGAGAGCTGAAAAAACTGGCAGAAAACTTACTCACGAAATGGACCAAACACCTGGCTAACGGGTTTTCGATTCCCCCGATTCGTCGGCAGTTGGCAGCACCGAGGCATCCAGCAGGGCCGACGCCAGCGCAGGTTCTGATGGAAGAGTACAAACGCCGCAAGGCGGCAGGTTTAACCAAGTAAACGAGTTTTGACCATGACCAAACAATCAAAAACCAAAGTAACCAAAGCACAGAGGATGATGATCAATCGATTTATTTCATATGCATCAGATTGACTTCAATCTGATAAAATTGACATAATTTAGAAGGATGGGGCAGGTTCTTCCTCTTACTAATGTAAGGGCGGCTCTGATAATGAACGGCAACTTTTGCTGTTGAGCGTTAAGCTTACCGATCCTGCTTAGCAGGGTGTTCAACGATTCCAATCTCTCCTGCCCCGTCCCCCCTAAAAATTAAATGGAGTATTTATGCGGGACAATATCTGGTTTACATATAAAGCACGCATAAATGCACATCATCGGTTAGAGTGGCTTGAGAAACATTCTCAGTTCATTCTCGTCTGGTATGCCATATTTAGTGCGGTACTTTCCGTCATATCCATACGCTTCCCAAAGGTGCTCGGGGGTAATACCGATATTATCGCGTCAATACTTTCTGTGGCTTTGCTAGGTATTTCTCTTGTAGTTTCAAACCTCGATTTTCGCGGAAGAGCGATTTCCATGAGAAGGAACTATCTGGCGTTACAACGACTGTATGCTAACACTTCTGATGAGGTTCCTTTAACATCTGCACAACTAGATAAATACCATGAATTACTCGATGAAGTTGAGAACCATCTTGATATTGATGATAAGGCAGCACGCGTAGCCCAAACAGGACTGAGATCAAGGATCCCTACCGATGATGAAACGCAGAGTGTTAAGCGCTGGAAAGCGAAGCGATTTATCTTCACTTACTCCTTCTATTTGCTCCCTCTGCTAATTTTTTGGATAAACTATGACAGCTAACCGAAAATTCAGAAAGTCTTTTTCAGAACGAAACCTCCTTAAGATATATAAGGAAAGGATAAAAGAATCTGGAGCTATTGGTATTGACCGTGTACGCCCTGCCAAACTAGAAGCTCTAATTAAAAGTGAAGTTAAATTTATTTCTGAAAAGGTTCAATCTGGTGGCTATAATTTCACCGCCTATAAAGAGAAACTAATCTCAAAGGGAGCCAACTCAAATCCGAGGCAGATCTCAATACCAACTGCCAGAGACAGGATTACGCTTCGAGCTCTCTGCGAATGCCTTACGGAAATTTACCCCGAATCGAGGTTGAGGCTCCCCCACACAGTCATTAATTCCCTAAAGGTTGCACTGGATAGCGGTCTTTATACAGAGTATGCCAAGATAGATCTCAGGGCTTTCTATCCTTCAATTGAACATAAGCTAATAGCTGATGTGATAAAAAACAAGGTCCGGAAAACTGAGATTAGAAAATTGATAATGTCATCGTTGGTGGTACCTACAGTAAACGAATTTAAAGGCAGCAAAGGTTCTTCATCAAATACTATAGGAGTGCCTCAGGGATTAGCAATATCAAACATTTTAGCTGAAATTGCCTTATCTATTTTCGATAAGGAGATTAATGCAATACCAGATATCTGGTTCATACGCTACGTAGATGACATTCTAATATTAACTCCGGATGGACAAGCCGAATTAATAGCATCTAATATTATTGAAAAACTCCAACGTCTGAATTTAAATCCTCATCCATTAAATGACGAGAACTCAAAATCTAAAGCTGGCTCTCTTCGTGAATCTTTTGACTTTCTTGGCTATCACATAAGCCAAGGAGAACTGTTAATTAAACATGAAAGCATTCTCAAATTTGAATCTTCATTGGCTAAAATCTTCACTGCTTACAGACACGCATTAATGCAGGCCAAGAGTAAGACAGATAAAGAGCGTGCGATAGCTTACTGCCAGTGGAAGCTCAACCTTAGAATAACGGGGTGTGTATTCGAAGGAAAACGCCTTGGATGGGTATCATATTTTTCTCAAATAACTACAACATCTCAACTTCGTTCCGTTAACCATACCGTGAGTCATCTCATTCGTCGGTTCAGGCTCTCATCAGATATAAAACAAAAATCCTTGATAAAAACATTTTATGAACTTCGCCGTGGAACTGCAGATACATTCAAATACATACCTAACTTTGATAACCTTGATATAGTTCAGAGGAAGGAACTGGTTTCAATGTGGGTAGGCAAAGCCAAAGCAGAAAAAATGAGCAACAGTGAAATCGAAAGGCGGTTTAGATATATAATTGCAAAGTCTGCTAAAGAACTTGAAGAAGACATCTCAGGAATATCATAAAACCAATTACTATCACTCTGCATGCTGACAAAAGAGGTGACCGCCCCCCCCGTTGATTCAAACAGAATACTGTTAGCAATGTCCGCAGATCGCTCACAGCGGACACTGGCTGTTGTAGATGTCTGTAGTGTGCCAGGAGCTGACGTATGTTTCAGGGAGTTGTCTTCATTTTATTTACTCAATAAGGTGCAGTATAACGTTACACTTCTTATAGTGAGCCATTTATGAGCCTCTCAGAAATAAAACTTATGCTCAGTTTCCTAAAACAACTTATGTTGATATAATTTGGAATATGCGATAAAGTTAGATAATTCCGTATGATGTCGCTAAAATATGGTTAGATTTGCTGATTGTTCACCGATGAAAAAGTAAAACTTCATAATAATTTAAGGAGGCTATATGTATTTTTCCGGATTATACAAGACCTTAAGAGGCTTAGAAGAAAAAAAATTCTACGATATCGCATTATTATTTTTGAGCATAAAAGGATATCCTGATTTGGAGATCATTGATGGCAAAGGTGACGGAGGTAGAGATGTCAGATCAAGTTGGAATCATATTAGAATTCAATTAAGTGTGCGGAAAGACTGGGAGCAAAAGATCAATCATGAAGCTTCTCTTGCTGCTAGCGCTAACAGAAACCATTTCATATACGTAACTAATCGCCGAATAAATGATCATGAGAGAGATAAATTCCTTCAAGAGGAATTTAAATATAAAGGAAAGATTGAAGTTACAATATTTGATCTTGCATCTATCTCCACATCACTTTCTCTACCTGGATCAATTGATTCTGTTAATACGATACTAGGCCTGCCAATTACTGGTAAAATAGAAGCAACACCAAAAGAAATTGCTCTCAGTAATACTCTGTTATTTTCTAGTGAAGCTAAAGAATTAAAAGATGAAATCATCGAGAATTGCATTTTAGCTCATATTTTTTCTGACGATGGAGTGTCAGAATCATCATTGATCGAAAAAACTTTAAATGATCTAGGAAATAAATCTCTGAGTGTTCAGGTTGTAAAATCAATTAATAGGTTAAAGTCGAAAGGAAAGATAAGAATTATTGAAGGAGCTTTTACTTTAAGCTCAGAGGTTAGAGGTGAATTGAAATTATCGAGAGATGATTTTGAACAGGCCAAGTTAAAAGATCTTAATGAATTGATGAGTTCTTTTAATCTTGATAAGAACGATGCAGAATTATTGATTAATATTTCCCTTGAGATTTTGTCGAGAAAGCAGTTATTTCATGGCGATGAAGCATACTCAGTACAATTACAAGATTTTATTGCCAAACATAGTCTTCAGAGGAGAAAGCACGTCCTTTATGAGGCTTTATCCAAATTAACGTCTGCTCGAATTACTGCATATGGAGATGCAATTAGCCACGTACTAAAGACAAATACTTTCGATATATTCAGATCGCTTGGTAGAAGTCATTCGATAAATGTAATTCTAGATTCAAGTGTAGCTATGCCTATGTTGTTTGGACTAAGCTTTTCTAAAGTAAAGTCAAGATACGGAATCGGCGCAGCTGCTATCAACGAAATGTGCCATGCTCATAAATTTAAGTTAGTTGTTCCTAGACCTTATTTAAATGAAATGGCAAGCCACGGCTTAAAAGCGTTAGAATATGCACATATATACAATATCATTGGTGATGAGTCTAGATCCATCTTAAAATCATCAGGTAACGCCTACTTGAGTCATTTTGGTCATATTCGCGATGATAAGTTACCAGGCTATGAAATGAGTATCAACGACTTTCTCTCATACTTTGGGATCCAAAATAATTCTACTCTAGCTAAAATTGAGAGACGTATAGAGGATCTATTAAGCTCACTAGGGATTGAGGTTGTAAATATGCCTCGCTGGAAACCGGAGTTAAGATCAGAGATCCATGCACAAAAACCACAAGAGGCGTCAATAATAATAGACCATGATGCCTCAGTTCTCACTATGTTGTCTGATGCTACGGAAGAAGGATATATTTTTGCTACTTGGGATAAAGTTTTAACAGAACTAGTAGAAGAAATAAGCAGAGTATATGCTGATACCCCGAGTAGTGTTGTTGATTTTCTCTCAATGGCAAACGATTCAGAATTTGAAATGGAGCAAACTGTTAGCTTACTTGATTCTTTAGTTTATTGTGATGAGAAAAAAGCAGAAGCTCTGGCTAAGAAAATTGAGGCGATAAAATCATCTGAAACTGCTTTTTCGCTTCAACGGTTCATTGATGACGCAAGAAAAAAATCATCACGGATGACAGATCCTCTAGATATTGTAGGTGTATTTTTTTCCGAGTTAAATGATGGAGATGAGGAATTATCAGGCGTCGACAGCAATTAAAATTAATGTCCGCTCCTCGCTCGAAGCAGACCTTCATCCCATTCAGATTGTCCGCTCTGTGCCAAGAGCGGAATCTGGAGCGCCAGAAGTAGCAACGTTTCTTATCAACGATGTTGATCACCACAAAAATGACTGTATCCCTGTGATAGCGGATTTCGTACTTTGTGGACAAAAGATCAATCTAAACATGAGCATGGGTTAGCGAAAAGTGGCATTAAACGCTTGAACATTTCACCTAACAAGTATACTGTTTATTTATACAGTACTTGCGTGAGGAGCTAGTTATGAAAGTGGAAATCACAATTGATCGCCAAAAAAAATTGCCGGATGGCGCTGTGCCTGCTCTGGAGAAGGAGCTACTGCGGCGATTGGATCAAAACTTTAATAACTGCAGTCTTGTGATTCGTCGGGCCAGCTCCGATGGTTTGACCGTGCTTGGTGGAATGGACGGAGATAAAAAACGTATTGAGGAAATCCTGCAAGACACCTGGGAAAGCGCTGATGACTGGTTCTGTTAAGTTAAGGTCCAGTGGCTTGCCTGGTTTATTTTGAGGATTTTGCTGTGAGTAAAAAACAAGAAATGCCGAACACCGGCTATGCAATTATCAGATGCGACGATGGGGTGATCGTTGCTCGTCTTACATCCTTTCCTGTGTGCGAGCGCGCTTTAATGTACCGGCGCGGCGACACTGTTTCGTTTATGCCTTTGCAGCCGGATGAGATCGTGGGGACTCTCTCTCTTTTTTCACAGATGATTGAAAAGGCTAAGTCTGGAGTTGGTTACCAGGTTCCCCCTGGTTCTGTTACAATCCCGTCATAGGCCTGAACAACCTATACCTGCTGCGTCGCGGAGAGAAACCATGACGCAAACCCCCGAAGTAACAAAATCCCATCAGACTGGTGCTCCTTCATCGAGCGCCGGTTTGCTTTCGTCTTCAAAACTAACTTTTCGACAGCAGGAAGTTTTCGATCTGCTGGTGGCCTACATCAATCAGCATGGCTACCCACCTACGCTATCTGAGCTGGCCGATATGCTCGGCGTTAGCTCGTCTAATGCTGTCCTGTTGCATCTGCGTGCGTTAGAGAGAAAAAATTTTATAAAACTCTGTCGCCGTGTCTCCAGAGGAATTTCCATCGTCGGGAGAAAGGAGCCTGTGCTCGCCGTGCAGCTGCTGCAGGAAATGATCGCTGAAGAACCCGGTGCGCGTGAAAGAGCGATTGAGTTTTTGCGACTGTTCGGTGATCAGCCATGAAGAAAAGTTGGTTTTTACACGAGCAACTTTCAGAGGCTGAGGCTACAGAGCTGGTGGAGCGATACCGTAAAAATAACTGTGTGGTTGAGAAAAGCTTGTCCAGAGACTTTGCATCGTGGGAGATCCGCGTGCTGTTGCCGGAATCGAAGAAGCCGCCACGGATTGACAGGACCTACATACAGAAGATGTGGAGGGACTGATGCGAGCTTTGCTTAACGTGGATATTGCACGCCATCTTGGAATTGTGCTGCTTAAGCCGGGTAGTGAATTAATGCCGTTATTCGGTGCCGGCCGAGTTCTTGTTGAAATGCCGCCGGCAAGCATGAAAAAGATACCCAGTGGACGTCTTCCTGATGCCCGGCAGCCGTTGCGGGATGATATGGGGATCAGACCTTTTTTCATGAAGAAGGCAGTTATCACTGCAGCTGGTGGGGTTAGTGCCCTCGAGTCATGGTTGCGTAGGCAGGTTAAAAACTGTCAGTGGACACATTCCGATTACCATCACCATGAGCTCGTCCCGTTTCGCCATTCGACGGGTGTAATAATCGCATGCTGGCACTGTGATAATGAGCTGAAAAACCAAACGGAACAAACCCTCGATCAACTGGTAGGTGTTAACAACGCTGACTGGGTAATCGACACTGCCCGCATCGCGCTTGGTCTGGACGCTCAGCGCTCATTGTCACTGGCGGAGCTATGCTGGTGGGCGGTAGGCGCCGGGATTGGCGATGAAATTACAGAAGAAATGGCGCGCCGATCCCTGCGTATTAAAGACGATGGCATTAAATCGGTTTACAGGGAGAGTGAGATTGTTCCGTCGGTACCGGCCACCAGCTTTCTTTCTCCCCGTATCGAAAAAGCAATAAGGCCAACGGCAATAACAACGCCGGGCAAACCTCTGGTACCTGTGAACGTTGATCCTATTGCACCGGCGACTCTATTTGCCAGACCTAAGCGGATCCGATGGTTATCTGCTGACTTTATCTCATGGGTGAAAAAACAGCCGTGTATGTGCTGCGGGCAGCCTGCAGATGATGCACACCATCTTATTGGCTGGGGGCAGGGCGGCGTAGGCACCAAGGCCCACGATGTTTTTACGATCCCATTATGCCGCAAGCACCATCGCGCTTTGCACCATGACCCTGCCGCTTTTGAGCGTGAATACGGCACCCAGCCGGTATTGATCATTAAATTGCTGGACCGGGCATACTCGCTCGGCGTTCTTTCCTGAGGAGCTTTAAAAATGAGAGATATGTACGAAATATTGGACCGTTGGGGAGCTTGGGCGGCATCTGACAATAGTGGTGTTGACTGGCAACCCATTGCTGCTGGGTTTAAAGGTTTGCTACCTCATGGAAAGAAAACACGCCAGCAATGCGATGATGATGAAGGAATCATGATCGACGGCTGTGTAGCGCGATTGCGCAGGTATAAACCTGAAGGGTATGAGTTGGTCATTGCTCATTTTGTTATCGGCATCTCATTAAGAACCATCGCGAAGAAGCGGAAGTGCTCTGATGGGACCATCAGGAAGGAATTGCAGACTGCGATGGGATTCATTGAGGGAGTCCTGTCGATTATTTCATGAAATTTCTTTATAAAGTATAACGGCGATGCCGACTAAGGTCGGTATCCAACATAGTACATAAAAGGATACCAATATTCCGAATGAGAACCTTTCATTTTTTTTCAGTTCGGCTATTGCACTTTCAATGTCACCTTGAAGTTCTTTAGGGTAACTTTTGAGCTTTTGACTGAACGGATTGAAAATCATTTCTTTTGCATGAATAATTCTCCTTAATTGTTTCCACTGGCTAGAAATAATTAAAGTAATTATTAATGAAGTAAAGATTATTCCTGTCAATGCTACAAATTGCTCTGTTAAATCGTTTAGTTTCCATATGCCTATGGCAGCTAGTAATGACAGTGGGATTGCTAAAATTTTGGCAGTTAAATCGCTGATGGTCTTTGATGTTTTTTCAGAAAAATCTAATTCAGCTGCGGCGACGTCTTTTCTTGCTTTGTGGAAGTTAAAACCACTAAGGTATACAGAAAGATTGTTGTCGTAGGCTAAACGAAAATCTGTCCAGTGTTCGATTAATTGCTGGAAATTAAAGTTATTTTCATTAACGTACTCAACTAAAGTATTACGAAATATGCCTCTCTTTTCGATGTGGTGATTTACGTCATTCATGGCATAATCATCCTGTAACTGCTCCACTATATTACAATCAATATCGGCGTAGCCTAACATTTCATTCGTTATTGTTGGCTGAAGTATTGCAGATTTTGACTTGCCATCAGAACCTTGAATGAAAACTAGGCGAGGTTCTCCGTCAGTGGCTTTTTTGTCATGGTAGTGTGCGAGCTTGGATAATGCTTTAATCAATCTGCAAATATTTTTAATTTGTTGAACCGCTGGTGGTATGGTTGTATCTCCCGGATGATAATCTATATCAATGATATAGAAGTCTGTAGGAAATTCGCCATTTCTTACTGATGGGAATTTAATTAAATCATCTATGGAGTTATGGAAGCGTTGAATACTGTCTCTAGGTAGTTTTAATGTTATAGATACGCTCTTCCAGTCGATGGGAAGAGTAAAGCTCTGTAAATGAGTGCCGTCGACGGTTAATTCATCTGCAACAATGTATTGAGCTGCACGAGGAGAGGTAATAAGCTCTCTGAGAAGAGTTTCTGTATGTGGGGAGTAATCAAATTGCAAAGGCAAATACACACCAGAAATAGCTGGTTTGCCAGCTATTCTATATAGCTCAATAAGAGTCCTTAATTGTGTGTTATTTGTCATCTCCGTCACCTGTTTGTGATTTTTCTTTTAATGCACGCTCAATGCTCTGAACTGCGTCTTTCGGTAGCTTAGTGAATGTTAAACTTTGATTTTCAGTATTATAACATATGTCAGCATCACCCGTCGTGCCTAGAAGTGCTTTCTCAAAATTAAAACTATAACCATCGCCTTTATATTTGACATTCAAAAGTTGGTTCAAGCCTGAACGGCTGACATTAAATTCAACAGGGATACGAATCTCTTCACTATTCAAATACGTTATTAACTCATTGGAAAGTTTTTCTCGTGTTTGCTCGTCGACGTAAGTCATGTGTTTATAAGCCATTGCTGAAATGTCCGATAACTTCGCAGGCTTACCAGAATCGAATTGATGATCAATATAGCTTATAACTTCGTTTTTGAAAATCCGAGAGTGGCTTTTGATTTCAGTATGCTTCTCAAAAAACTTCATGACTTCAGTTGGAAGACTTTTTGTTGCGTTAGTGGATGTAATGCCTTTGTCACATCCTAGAGCAAGAATGAAATAACCAGAAGCCGTTTGTTGCGTAGTCGTGCTAATGAAACTTAAATAGCTTAAATCTTGCTTTTCAATTGCTGATGAATTTTGATATTGAATGAATTTATCAAAATTGATACGTGCAGCTTGATTTATTTTTGTTAAATCGAGTTGTTCGAGCAGTTCTGGTTCAAGTTTCGAACTTAATCGTATGCCTTCTTTCTGTTTTATCATAGTAACCAAAAAGAGGTTAATGCCATCGCGTAAATAATCTGCAAAAATAATCACCCCACCAGATGACCATAATTGCTTTTCAGACTCATCAGCCAGTTTGTTCATTATATTTACACTAAGATCTATGAAATTTTGAGCGGAGGGCTTTGATAAAGAAGTATAGCGCTCGATTGCATCAGGTACAGGTCCACGTTCTGTTAACTCTTCTTTAAAAACTCCATAATATGCAGAGTTTCCTTTTTTTCCATACAACTCATTAATTTCATTAATGAGTTTGAGGACTATTTTGTTGGACGAATCGAGAGTTGTATCTCTGAATTTCACCCTTTTGGCCGGATTCATAGGCTTCTTAGCTTCTTTGAGAAGTTCATGGACAATAACATTATTTAAAGTGATCTCTGCCACGGTATTAATCCTCTAATAGGTAATTGAATGTAGCTTACAAAAATGCTAACGCGTACGCAAAAACTATCGTAATCTGTTAAGAGTGGTCACTTCGACACACAGCTTAACCATCAGAACCCTACCGCTCGGCGGGGTTTTTGCTTTCCGGCGATACGACAGGGGGTATTCGCGAGATGCATTGCATCAGTACCCTTGTCATATCGTCGTATATCGCATAAATGATTTGCTTCGCCTCACCGTGGCGTAGAGGTCTTGGGCAATAGCTCCCTCTGTTATTTATATAAACAAAAATGTTTATTCTTTGCTTGATGGTATAAACAAAAATGTTTATACTTATCTCAAGTTAAACAGACAGGAGGAGGAAGTGAAGCAAAGCGAGTTGAGGCGTTGGCTTGCAGCTCAAGGGGCAGAATTTAAAGATGGTACTAACCACTTGAAAATCTATCTCAACGGCAAGCAAACGGTAATGCCGAGACATCCGGGGAAGGAAATACCGGAACCGCTGAGGAAGGCAATTCTTAAGCAACTCGGCATCAAATAAAATCCAGCCCCTCGGGGCTGGTACTCGCGGAGGTTCACTTAATCAATATGCGATACCCGGTAATTTTTGAGCATGACGAAACCGGCTGGGCGGTATTCTTTCCGGATATCCCAGAGGCAATGACGGGAGGAGAGACCAGGGAGGAAGCGTTAGAAATGGCGCAAGATGCCCTGGTGACGGCGTTTGATTTTTACTTTGACGACCGCCGGGAGATTCCCGCTCCATCAGCAGAAGGTGATGCGTTTGTTGAGGTTCCGGCCAGCGTGGCAGCTAAAGTATTGCTGTTAAACCGTCTGGTCAGCACCAACACCAGCAATGCTGATCTCGCCCGCATGATTAACACGCGCCCACAGGAAGTGCAGCGCATCGTGTCTCTTGGTCACAGCACCAAAATCGATACGATCCAAAAAGCGCTATCAGCGTTGGGGCAAAAGATGGAAATTATCGTCCACTAATCTCTATATCTCTTAATCAAAGGTCGCCGTACTGGCGGCCTTTTTGATTTCAGGCTCACGGGAACCATCATTGATACGGCTTGTTGCTAAATAGACTGGCCCCCTGAATCTCCAGACAACCAATATCACTTAAATAAGTGATAGTCTTAATACTAGTTTTTAGACTAGTCATTGGAGAACAGAT